TGATTACCAACGATCAGTACCTGCGGGAAATAGCTCCCGTATTTAATGCCGATCTCCTCAAGGACGAAGCGGCAAAAAAGATTGCTTCCTGGTGCATCCGCTATTTCAATAAACATGGAAAAGCGCCCCTGGAAGATATCGGCATCATCTTCGAATCATATACCAGGAGGGGGAAACTCAATCAGGAAGAATCGGAGGATATTGGTAGCATCCTTGATGACCTGAGTGATGAATATCAAACCCAGGCTGAGAACAATCCGGAAGTCCTAATCGATGAAACTTTCGCGTACTTCGATGAAAACAGGCTGGTTCGCCTGGCGGATGATATCAAGGCCGAGGCCCAGCGGGGGAACCTGTTAGAGGCCAATGTACTGCTTGCTACCAATAAGCAAATTCAAAGAATCGCCAGAGTCGATGATAATTTTTTTGCCGACGATATCAATAGAACACAAAAGATATTCGAAGATGTTCAAGAACCAATTCTCGAATATCCAGGGAAAATGGGACAACTTTTGAATCGCCATTTTGTTCGTGGGGGGTTTGTTGGTTTTCTTGGTCCAGAAAAAGTTGGTAAAACTTGGTGGGGGATGGATATTTCCTTTCAGGCTCAAAGGGCAGGCCGGAAAGTAGCTTTCTTTGCTGCTGGCGACATGAATCGAGAGGAAATGGAACTCCGGAAATATATCTATATGGCCAAAAAATCCAATGAACTTGAATATTGCGGGGAATTGATGATTCCGGTGGTTGATTGCTTCTGGAATCAGAATGGCCAATGCCCTGCCGGTTGCGGGGAATCACCAATACGGGGGGATAAGCCACCGGCCTTTAAAGATCTCCAGCAGGTTTATACCGATGCTTTTGAACAATATGGAAGTGATCATACTCCATGCACCAAATGCCAGGGTAAAAAAGAATTTCTGGGAGCACCATGGTTCAAGGTCCGGAATAAGATTGAGCCCCTGAATTGGAAAGAAGCTTATAATATTGAGCGAAAGTTCGCAAAACGATTTAAAAGCGCTGGATGGAGATTTAAAGATTACACATCAGACACCTTGACCCCAAGGATGATAGATAATCAACTGGCAATTTGGCACGAAGAAGGTTTTGATGCTGATTTGACGGTAATTGATTATCCTGATATTATGGCTTCCGACGAGGAAGATCGGAAACTCGACTTTAGGATTCAGGAAGGCAAGAAGTGGTTGAAGCTTAGAGGACTTTCGCACAAATGGCATCAACTAGTAGTTGTCTTTACACAATCTGATGCTTTGTCGTATGGAAAGCCATGGCTAGACCTTAGTAATTATAGTGAAAGCAAAGGTAAATATAGTCACGCAACGGCCTTTTTTGGCCTCAATCAAACCGACGAAGAAGCCGAGCTGGGTTTATTTCGGATTAATCAGTTAATTGTTCGAAGTGGGAAGAGAGGAAAGAAATATGCAACTATTTGCCAGCGGCTCGAAATGGGTCGGCCATTTCTAGGATCATATTAAGGTGTCGTTATGGATTTTGAGGGCGTAGAAAAAGAAGTTGTCGAATGGCATCGTGAGACGTTTCCTGCAGCTACAATTGATGCAATTGAAATTAAATTTCACGAAGAGACAATAGAGTTTTGCGATGCCGCCGGAGATGAATCTGGTGAGATATTTAACGACGAATCAATGGAAGAATTTGCCGATATGTGCATAGTCTACATGGCTGGCTTGGCCAAATTGGGGAAACCATTTTTGACCTCATTGATTGCGGCTAAACTGGCGATCAATAAAGGGCGGGAGTGGGGAAAAGAAACTGAAAACGGCGATAGACCACGGGTGAAATAAATGCGCAAAAAACCAGCAACATATGAAGAGTTCCTTGAATCAAAAGAAATTGTGAATATTGGATATGGATTTGAACCGATTGACCTAAACCAAAACCTCTATGATTTTCAGAGAGATATAACAACTTGGGGGTGTCGCAAGGGACGAATTGCAATGTTTGAAGGTTGTGGCCTTGGGAAAACTATCCAACAATTATCATGGGCCGATCAAGTTTGCAAACATACGAAAGGTGATGTTTTAATTCTTGCCCCATTAGCCGTATCAAAACAGACAAAACTTGAGGGAAGAAAGTTTGGGATAAAAATAAATATTTGTTCCGACAACGACAATATCAAACCCGGTATAAATATTACTAATTACGAAAAACTTCATCGTTTTGACCCCTCATTATTTGCCGGAGTAGTTGCCGATGAATCCGGCATTATGAAATCTTTTACCGGTAAAATAAAGAAAGACATGTGCGATATGTGGATGAATACCCCATATCGCCTTTCGTGCACTGCTACGCCATCCCCGAATGATTTCGAAGAGCTTGGTAATCAAGCTGAGTTTCTTGGGGTTTGTACTCGATCCGAAATGTTGAGTATGTTTTTTATCAATGACACTGCAGATACCGGAACTTGGAGACTCAAAAAACACGCTGAAGATAAATTTTGGAAATGGCTTGGATCATGGGCTATAATGATCCAAAAACCTGGCGATCTTGGGTATAATAATGGCGGTTTTGATCTCCCTGAGTTGATTTATCATGACCATATGATAAAGGGCACGAGATCAAAAGGTGGTGGGTTTTTTGTAACAGAAGCAAAGACGATGTCGGAAAGGCGGGATGCCAGAAGAGAATCAATAAATGAACGATGTCAAATTGCCGCTGATCTTGTAAATAATTCCAACGAAAACTGGTTGGTTTGGTGCGATCTTAATGCGGAGTCGGAAATGCTTGCCGACCTAATAAACGATTCTGTGCAAGTCACCGGCTCGGATACCGATGAACACAAAGAAAACAATATGCTCGGGTTTTCCTCGAATAAAATAAAAGCACTTGTCACAAAGCCAAAAATTGCTGGCTGGGGAATGAATTGGCAGAATTGCAGTAATATGGTTTTTGTCGGGCTTTCTGATTCTTTTGAGGCCATGTATCAAGCTATTCGCCGATGCTATCGTTTTGGCCAGACTAAAGACGTAAACGTCCATGTAATTACTCATGAAGCAGAGGGCAATGTTGTACGCAACATCAAAAGAAAAGAAAAACAATTCGACCTTATGAACAAAAGAATGACTGAAAATCTTGTTGATATTTCTAAGCAAGAAATTACATCACTATATGAAAAAAAAGAGGAATATAAAACTATGCTCGAAAAAGGGAATAATTGGGAATTGTTCAATGGGGACTGCGTTGAATATGTTAAGGGCCTTAAAGATGATTCTATTCATTATTCAATATTTTCTCCGCCTTTTGCAAGCCTTTTTACTTACTCCAATTCTGATCGCGATATGGGGAACTGTAAGGGGGGAAAAAGAATTTCTTGAACACTTCCGGTTTTTAATTGCTGATCTTTTTCGGGTTATTATGCCAGGCCGTCTTTTGTCTTTTCATGTTATGAACTTGCCGGCAACAATTAACCATGATGGTTATATTGGGATGAAAGATTTCCGGGGGAACTTGATCAGGCTTTTTCAAGAATTTGGTTTTATCTATCATTCAGAAGTATGTATTTGGAAAGATCCATTATTGCAGGCAACCAGGACTAAAGTCTTGACTTTGGCTCATAAACAAATTAGCAAAGATTCAACCCGCTGCGCCCAAGGCTTCCCGGATTATGTAGTGACGATGAGAAAACCTGGATTGAATCCTGAGCCAGTAGCAAAAGGCCGGGGGTTTGAAGAATATATTGGCGATATGCCGGAGCCTAGTTCGCCAAAAACAAATATAGCAAGATCAAACAAATATTCCCATCATGTCTGGCAAAGATATGCTTCGCCGGTCTGGTTTGATATCAACCAAACAAGGACATTAAATGTTAAGTGTGCCAAAGACAAAGGCGATGAGCGGCACATATGCCCTTTGCAGCTTGATGTAATAGAAAGATGTCTTGATCTTTGGACAAACGAAGGGGATACAGTTCTTTCGCCATTTGCCGGCATTGGCTCCGAAGGCTTTTGTACTCTTAATATGGGACGCAAGTTTATTGGTGCTGAATTGAAAAAATCATATTTTGATGTTGCCGTAAAAAACCTGATCCAAGCAGGAAACCCAAGAAAACAAAGGCGGTTATTGGAATAATTCAACTTTGCAAAAATAAATAAGCAGAAAATTGATTGAAAAAAGTATAATAGGGTAGAAAAAAGAAAATGGTCATCGTGATCATTTTGCCCGGATTTCATAAAACCAGAAATAAGGAGAAAGACCATGAGTGAAACAACTGAAATCAAGCGCTCAGCATTGATTGCCGCCGCAAAGGAATTGAATACCCTGCTGGACCCCGACCCCAAGATTAAGACGGTCGGCGTAAAAACCGATGAATTGACCAAGGCCATCGTGGTTGCTGCCAGCTTGCTCGCTTCCGGAGATGCCCTGACGACCGAAACCCACACCGTTCTTTGCGCCCTGGAAGTTGAGTTACCGGAAGACCTCGTGGTTTCTGCAGATGATGCTACCGATGAGGATGCAGATGATGCCCCGGAAGAAAAACCCGAAATGGAAATCAAGCGGGAAGACCTGGTCGCCCTGATCGAAGAAATGAACAAGGTCATGGATCTGGACCCGGCAATCGAAGCCAGCGAGAAATCCAGCATCGACGGTCTCAAGAAGTTGATCCATGACAACTGCTACGACAAGGGCGAGTGTCAGGTCTTTGATACCGACAAATTCAGTCCTGAAGCATGGGAAACCTTGACGGCCCTGGGCGTGCGGCCGGTCGTTACCAAGAAAGCCAAGGACAAACCGGCAAAAGCCGAGAAGACCGAAAAACCTGCTAAGGCCGGGAAAACCGAGAAACCGGCAAAGGCTGAGAAGACCAAGAAAGAGAAGGCGGAAAAACCGGCTGCCACAAAAAAGGGGGCAACAGACTATACCCGCAGCCACGCCTTGATTGACGCCTTGAAAGGCGCTGCCGGAACTCGTGAAGAAATTGTTGATCGCGCCGATTCGCTTTTTGTTGATAGCGGCGGCAAAACAAACCAGAATGTATCAAATTATATGTTCGGCTATGTTATGCCTTCCTTGAAAATCCTTGGTATCGTTCGGCAGACCGGCAAAGTCTTTGAGTGGTCCGGGAAATGATCAACCAATGGCGGAAAACGTTTGCCGCCTGGCAGGTGAATGGGATTGTTTACGTTTCGGTCCCGTTCACCTGGCTTATTCCAGAAGTCCTTCGGTTTATCTCTCAGCAAAAAAAACCAGTTGTTGTCGGCGGTCCTGGTGCAATTTTGATGAAGGATAGATTTGATGGCGTGGCAACGTTGCAAGAAACAATTGATTGGTGCGAGCCAATAACTTTTCATAATCCCCTGGCCACATTCACAACAAGGGGGTGTATCAATAAGTGCGATTTTTGCGCTGTTCCAAAAATAGAAGGGGATTTCCGGGAAATAAAAGATTTTACTCCAAGGCCGATAGTTTGTGACAACAACTTTCTTGCATCATCAAAAATTCATTTCAACAGAGTTATTGATAAACTCAAACACCTGCCATACATTGAATTCAATCAGGGTTTGGAGGCCAAGCTTTTTACTTCAGAAAGAGCCTCAAGAATTGCAGAACTGAAATTAAATGATATCCGCTTTGCTTTTGATGAACTCGATAGAGAAAATCACCTCAGAAAAGCGGTTAAAATAGCCCGCCACAACGGAATAAAGAAAATATCGGTACTTATGCTCTATGGCTTCACAGATACGCCTGCAGATGCATTATACCGCGCAGAATGCCTTCGAGCAATCGGAGTAAACGAAATATTCCCAATGAGGTATCAACCGCTGTTGTCTGAACATAAAGGCGGCTTTATCAATACCGCCAAAGGCTGGACGGAATACGAGTTGCAAAGGTTCCGAACGTATTGGCTGAAGGCTCGGAATGGTGTAATGGATAAGGTTCCATATGCTGAATACGAACTGCCAAAGATATTAAAATCAGGAAAAATGCGAGGCTTCTTTTCTGATCCAAGAACATTAAGGGAAGAATCGGGGATTTATGGAAAGAGCAACACCAATACAAATGAGAAAGGCTCTTGAGATTGTGCATCAATTTAAAATGGCTGGGATAAGATTTGTTCCAGTTCCTGTTTTAAATGATTTTGAGCATGATCAGTTGATCAAAATTGTTGCCAATAAACTCGAAATTATGGAGAAATTATGCAGTTAAAGAGAACCGATTTTATTGCTGCACTTGAATGTGTAAGGCCAGGATTGGCACAGCGGGATATCATAGCGCAATCAACTAGTTTTGTTTTTGGATATGATATCATTACAACTTTCAATGATGAAATTTCTGTAATGAAACCTTTCAAAACTGAAATTATGGGAGCCGTCCGAGCCAATGAACTCTACTCTCTCCTTTCCAAGATCAAGGATGAGGAAATCGAAATTGGTATCGTCGAAAACGAATTGATCATCAAGGGCAAGCGGAGCAAAGCCGGGATCAAGCTTGAAGCCGAAATAATGCTTCCGCTGGATGAAGTCGATATCGAACATACCAAATTTACCAAGCTGCCGAATAACTTCCTGAAGGCCATTTCCATTGCCAGTTATTGCGCTGCCAAGGATCTCAGTAAGCCCCTTTTGACCTGCGTCTATATTGATGGCGATGTTGTAACGGCTTCCGATGATTTCCGGATCATTCAGGTCAATTTTGATACTGAGGTCGAATCCGAACCGATCCTGTTGCCGGCGTCGGTCGTTAAGTTCCTGACCAAGTATGACGTCAAGCGTCTTTCTCATTCTCCTGGCTGGATTCATTTCCATGCCAATGACGGGTTGATTTTCTCGGCCAGGGTCCTGGCCGGCAAATTTCCGGAGGTTGAACAATTCCTTGAAGTGAAGGGGAAGGAACTTCATTTCCCGGCTGGGGTTTTGGAGATG